CCTCTGCTCTTACTGGCACCATTCTGGGAGACCTCCCTTGAACCAGCACGATAGCTTCCATGGCGAACACTCCGCCCTTAGCATCATCAGTCGTACTATCTATACTGATATTCTTACCAGCATAGAGTTGTGCACCAGCAATCATACCCCTGAACCCTTCAGAGAATACCCTTGCCGTTAAGCCTTCGCCTACGTTGTAAGTACCCACACCAGCCACAATCTCGTCCTCTATGTCCTTAATCTGGTAAGGATGTAGAACACATCTGTAAGGTGGGTTGCCACCCTCAGTTGCATTACCTGTTATAAGTGCCATTGCAGCACTTATATGCCCACTGGTTAAAGTTGACCCAGCGCCGCAGTACGAATTGCTAAAGCCGTCAAGAACAGTTAGCCCATCCTCATCTTTCTTGCGCTGCATAGCGTTTTGCGCTAAAGCGCCTATCTTGGCGTAAGCGTTCTTGGATATTCTGGCAGCCACCCTATCCGTAATCAGCGTCTCAATCCCCACCACTGTTGGTGTAATTGTTAGCAAGCTATCGGATAGTTGCTGTGGATTATCCAGTTCGGTAGTTTCGGTTACAGCCTGTGCGGTAAGCTGGTCAAACTTAACCTCATTCCAGGACAAGCCTGTGCCCTCGCCCAGAGTAACCTTATCCACCAACTGAGGCATTACGCCCTCATATTCCCTGACTATTCTTGCCGCTGCTATTAAGGTTGGTAGACTATCAGCAAGGGAGCCAGTAGTTGTATTTCCAGAACCCATATTATTACCTCCTATTTTGTTTTGTTAAGTATCTTCTGCGCCCTCGCATGGTCGTCTGATTTACCTTCGCTGTAACTCAGCATAAAGGCATCATCATCCAGACTTGGTGCGCTGGGCCCACCTGGCGGAGCACCTGTTAAGCCATGATCCTTGAGCTGTTGCTGGACGGCTTCGTTGACTCGATTATCATTTTCTTCCTTAGCAGCCTTCTGTAAAACCTTCAACGCCTCTTTAGCACTTGACATTGCTTGAGTTTTCTTGACTGCCGGATGTTCCATATCCCAACCTTGAATCCCTATCAGGCTCTTTGCCATGTAAAAGGCTTCCATTTCCTCTGGGTCAACTTCGGTCTGAGCTGGCTTATTCTTTTCAGATTCCGCCCTCTCTTTCTTCTGTTCTTGACGTTGCTCATAATGACCTTGCTTCGGAGCTTGAGGTGCTTCCGTAGTCACACCCCTTAACTCATCGAAGTAGTCACTATGCAGAGCCATGGTGTCCTGAATATCTGATATTGATTCGGATATGCCAGTAAGTGAATCAACTTGGCTTCTCAGCCTTTGCTCTTCCGCAGCGTGTTTTGAAACTACCTGCTCTAACCTTTTCTTTTCGCCGGTAAGTTCCTCTGCTTGCTTCTGCCAGTCTGTTGGAGTTTCCACCACCGGCTCAGTTTCCTGAACTTCTTGTGTTACCTCCGTCTTCTCCTCTGCCATTTTAAAACCTCCTTGTTCTGGTTTTTCGTCTATGCGATTACCCAGAAATATAGAAACTCCGCTATATTAATAAGCGGAGTTAACTAACTAAATTATTGGGGTGTTTCAGGGTCTATTTGATGAATCTATCACATGATTCCGTTTACCCCCCAAATTTTGGATATTTTGAAGCTAGGAATTTGATTTAATGGGGTGTGGCATCCCTGTATTTTGTGGTATTTTTATGCTATGGAAAATTTGACAAATAAAAAGTAAGTGTTAAAATAGAATTATGAGTATCTTTTGGAAGGTCTGCGCTGGTATCGGTTTTATTATGATAGTGGCTGGTATCTATACATGGACACAAAAGATTGCCATTCTAGTAGAAAGCTGGATATTGGATTTGATTGGCCTGGGCATTATCGCAATTGGTTTTGGTATTTGGTCTCTTTTGCAAAAACGCAAGAGGCAAAAATCCCAGAGCACAACTACTTAAATCTTGACCTGATGTCTTCAACATACCTACCAGTCCCGGCTTCTTTCCACTTCTTTTTAACATAATCTTGGTTCTCGTAAACAAAGAAACTCAACCAATCCCTTTCGCCCGATGCTATATCTAGCAACTGATTTACAACAGCGATGGTGCGGGCAGGATTGATTTTATTCCAACCCGATTTAATCATTGTGGTATCGCCTGTAAGTGAACCCGTTAAAAGATAACCTATCCCACCAATCCACTCCAACCCTGGAAAGTTCCCACTGGATAATTTCCCTAACATCTGTAATGAAGTCCAGCCAGAATACATACTAGCCCTAATCCTGGTCTTTTTCTCAACAGTGTATAACAAACCCACTAATGCCATATAGGTCATAAACTGCTTATTAAAGATTGGTTTCTTTGCCCCTTCAACAACCTTGCCTGTAGCAGCAGCATAATCTGAATATACCATTGATGGCTTCCCCATACCCCATTCAGCAAACTTCTCTAGCCAGTTGGTTGGCCAGGTCGTTAGAGTTCCCAGCACTCTGCCAATTGATGATTGATTCCAAATTGAACCTGCTAATTTACTGTAAACATACTGTGTCTTAGCGGCTACTTCATCGCCACGCTTGATAGCCCAATCAGCCGGCAAGCCTTTAGCTCTGGCCTCTGAATAGCCTGATAGAAAAGCATCTGAAACATTTATCTTGTCCGCTTTTCTAAACATCCATAATGCGGTCTTGTGCATCTCCCCGGTGAAGTGATCGGCAAAAGTTTCATCAACGCCAGGCAAATAACCCATCTTGCGACCTCTTAATATCATAGATTGCTTTAATGCCTCTTGCCCCTCTTTGGTTGTCTTTAATGCTATACCTTTCGCCATGCGTAGCGGCCCCACTTCAGCCAATATCAACCCATGCTGGCTTATATTCTTTATAGCCGATGCAGGCCTAGCGCCTAGCCAAGCGGTATAAAGTAATCCAGTAAAGCGGTAAGCGGCCAAGGCACTTGCATTACCCTTTGTCAATAAGTCCTCCAATGCACTACCTTTAGGTAGCTTCCCTATATGACCAGCTAATTCTCTTAGTGATTGATTTGTTTCCCTGTCAATAGCTAAAGGTCTCCCACTGATCCTTGTCTCATATTCCCTTAATGCCCTAGTAGCGTTTGGTGGTAGATATTTCTCATAAACTCTAATTCTCTGAAGTAATGGCTCATAAAAGAATTTCTTTAATGCCCTAGCATTATAAGCGGCGGCGGCAGCGAAGGGGTCTCTTTTAAGCCCCATAGTTAACCCTAATCTCTGTTGCAGGAATGGGTTAAAGACCGTCTTCGGTGATATGAAGTCAAAAGCCTTGATTAAATTCATGTCAAGCGGGTGTTTAGCTTTTAACTGTTGGCTTATATCCTCCTCGAATATATGGGTTACATAATTGGTTCGCCTCTTTTCGGGTGCTAACTTTAACTTATCAGCCCAATCATCAAAGTATTTACGAAACCATGTTACGGCTTTCTGCTCGTTATCACTTAGTTTCGCCACCATACTGGGGTTCTCAATAGCATCGAAAACGGCTTGCCTTCTCTCTACGGATTTCCCCACCAGTTTCTCAGTCTCTTTAAGTTCTTTCCCAAAGGCTTCCCTTGCCTCATTGATTAAAACCTCAGCCTCCATCGCTGGTTCATATACTTCGTGGTATAATCCCATCTTCTCAAAGACTTTGCGGGCAGGGCGGAATCTTTCTATTAAGCCAATCTCCTGCAAAGTAGGTATCTTCTCAGCAAACTTCTCAGTTATAATGCTTGTGCCTAGCGGTATCTTGGGCGGCTTGCCTCCAACTGGGTCAGGTAATCTATGCAAAGCTTCCATAAAGAAATCAGCCTCTTCTGGGGTCATATCCTTTGTGCTAGATTTCCCTGTCATTAGTTTGGCAAGCCTTCGATATTGGGGTTTCATCTTCCCTTTTTCACTGATATATTGCTTTTGTGCAGCAATAGCATGTATGCCCTTAACCTGTTCTGCTGAAACTGTAGCCTTCGGCTCAATTATAGGTTCAGATACCTCCGCCTTTATCCCCAATGTCTCCATAGCTTCCCCAACATTAGTAGTCCAATCAGCCATAGCGGTAGTCTCAAAGCCTTCAGTCCCAGTTTCCCAGGGTACTTCTGCTGTGGTTTCGGGTACAGTTGTAACCTTCGGGGTAACAGTTTCCTTAGCAACCTCACCCCATAAACCAGTTTCCTTATCAAACTGCTTCCCCTGTGCAAATAAAGCTTCAATCTCAGCTTTAGTTTTTACTACAGGCTGCTTCGCCATTGGGGTCAGTTTAGTAGGAGTTATAATCGCACCTTTAGCACCCACAACTTCTGAAAGCCCTCTAACGAAGTCGCCAGGAGTATTCTTGGCTACTAAAGCTGCCAGTGATTCAGGCGTTACTTCCTTGCCACTTTGTAAAGCCTTGATAACATTATCAACCGTTTGGCTAGTGGCAGTTGCTTCTGAACTTACAGTAAAGCCAGCTTTCGCTGATTTCCCTGATGCCTTTATAATAGCGTCAACTTTCATACCCAACCATCTGTTATGGTAATCTAATAACCTCTTGAGTATCTGCTCTTTAGGAGTCAAGGCAGGTCTGCGAGCGAGTATAGCTAGATGTTTAGCGTTCTTAGACAATACAACATTTAATGTCTTATTAGCCGCTAATGATAATCCTTTAACTGGTAATGTAATCGCTTGCCCAACTGCCCACTCAACGCCAGCTACAGGAGCTAATGCGGTACTAGCTCCCCGGGCCGCAAATCCTTTAGCACCAGCTTGTGCAGCAGGGGCTTTTAATCCAGCACGTAAATGTGTTGCTGATGGGATTATCCCTGCAGCAGCTACAAAGGCAGGAGCTTCAGCTAATAGCTTTTTCCAAAACGGTTCTTTCTGGTAAGCCTCGTAAACCTCCCCACTGGGGAATCTACTTTTAAGGTCGTTTACCTCTTTATCCCACCATTCTGCTAATGATTGCCCCTCGTCTGTATTACCAAAAGTTATTGCGCTCTTTTTAAGGTATGCCCTAGCTTTCTCTAATCCGTCTGGTTGGCTGAGTAACCTCTCCACTTCGGGGTCGTGCATTATGTTAGCACTATTTTTACTTACCGCCTCTCTAAACTCTGTGGAAAGATTGTACATTAATCCCTGCCCTGAAATAGTAAAGGGTAAAAATACCCACTCTATAGGCTTTTGTGCGGCACCTAATCCCTTTTGTGCAGCACTTACCCCTTTAGCAAATAGCTCAAGACTCCAAAATGCCCCTGTTTTCTTCAGGAAGTCCAGCGTTTTGCCACCCCACCTGGCTTGTGTGGTAGGAACTTGCTCGTACCAGGGCTTATTAGCCCTATCATATTCGTCTGTCATGGCAAGGATTTCTTCTCTTAGTTCGGTAGCCCACTTCCAGTTCTCATCCTTAATAGCTTCATCGAACCAATAATTCGCTACCCCTATCTGGATTTCAGCGTCATGCCCTAGGAGAATATCAGCATATTCCTCATCGCTCATATCCCCTTTCTCTGGAATAAACCCACCCTTAACCAAATTAGCTATTACCTTTGGTTTGGCTCGATATTGTGTTTCCCACTCGAATTTCATTTTGGCATCAGTTACTATCTTCTGCCCCCACCCGCCGGCAGTAGCTATTTGTTGTTGTACCGCCCCAAGAGTAGGCTCAATCCCCATGCCATGCAGTTCCTCGCCAGCCTTAATCCGTTGCTGGAGCATCTGAACTTCGTTAGCCTTTTTCTGCTCTAACTCTTTATGCCTTCTAAGACGTGCAGCAATCATTCTCCCCTGCTCAGCCATGAATTGACTTTGCTCATGCCTGGCTTTCTCGTCAGCTTCACGCCTTGCCTTCCGTTGTGCCACCAGGCCATTCAGGGCAGTTTGGGCATGATTAGCCGCCTTGGTTGCGTAAGAACGAGCTATGGGTTCAAGTTCGAGCCATGATACGCCCATCTATTTCTTCACCCCAGTAGGTTTCCAGCCATGACGGGCTGCATTGCGAGCATTAGCTGAAGATTGTGCCTTAGCTTTGGTAGTTGAACTACCTTTTATCTTTCCAGTAGATACCTCCACTATCTTATAAGGTTTTACTCCTGTTTTCTTTACTACTTTGACGGGCATAAATCCTCCTTACTGGAACGTTGGTCTCCACTTCGCTTGCTTCTTATTGCTTACCGGCGTTAACTTTTCAGATATTTTCGATAATTCAGCATACCAGCTGGGAAGGTTTTGTAGCTTATTCACATAATCTTTGGAGAAATACTTAGGCGCACCAGCTTTACCCCAGCCCAAATATCCTGTCATCTTCCCTAACTGCTCAGTACCTAATTCAGCTTGTGCGCCGATAGGTTTTAACTGCCCTGCGCCGCCTTTAGTGTATTGCATAGAGGATTCAATATAAGGTTGCATCCAATCGGGGATAGGTGCCTCTGTCTTTGACCCAGACGCATCCTGTTCGGCTGTTTCCTTAACTTCCTCCATTCTCCCCCAATTCTCTTTCCACTCATCTAACTTTTCCTTCGAGACCCACCCCGGTTGTGCTGTCTCTGAGATTATCTTCGCCTGTTCCCCCGCCGCATAATATGTCTGGAGGCCTTGAGTTAACTTATAATTCTGCTCTTCTAACTGCGAGATTGAGTTCCCTATCATCCAGCGAGTGAATACATCCCCGGCAGAAGTAAAAGTTCCTAATATGCTTTTCAAATCATCTATCTGGGCATGTATCGCCTTTTTCTGGTCCAATAACCCAGCTTCCATAGCGCCATAGCTTCCCAGTTGGGTATCAAGCCAAGATGGTTGCCAGGAAGCGGAGCCTGAAGTAGAGGCACTAGCCCCAACAGCAGGTTGATATGGTTGATAAGTAAATCTCCCCATAGTTCCCGTTGGCGTGCCGTATGAAAATCGCCCCATAGCTTTAGAATAACCGTCTGCCATATCTATATCCTCCCCTCATAATATTCCCCTAACTCCTTCTCTACCGCTTCCTTCCCATGAGTTTTAATTAAATTCACCATGCCTGGTAAATCCAGATTTTCTATCCTTGCTCGCCTATCTTTTGGTGTCATTTTCTGTATACCGAAGGGTAAATCACCAGCAATATCCTTCACTATGTTGTCAAACCCTTCAAGATGCTTATATAAATCCTCTGATACCTTCGTCATTATATTATCTTTCATGCTCTTAACTCCCCGGGAGTAGGCATCCCCTGCATCGCCCTACCTTCCACTGGGATTGATCCCGCACCAGTAGGTATTTCTGCTGGTAAGTTTCTGGGAGGTGGGAATTTGGATGCCTTCTTATCCATGCTTTCAGCCCCCTCTTCTATTTGCTTTATCCCCAGTCTCTCCATCGCAGCCCTCGTTGCCCCCTCCAATAATCCAGGGGAGTGTAACGCAGCCTCAACAAGTATGCGATCTAACTGCTCTCTGGCCTGTTCCTCGGTCATATCGTGGTATCTCATTAAGTTATATAACTGACTAATAACACCTGCCTTTTGCAGATTAGTTCCCAGCATCTTCTTTAAGTCGGTAGCTTCGGGTGGTTCGGCTAGTAACTGAACCTCGCAATCATAATGACCGTCTATATCGCCTGGCTTTAAAGTCCTGAACCCTTTAGTGGAAACGTCCCTGAACTCCACATCACCCTTATAAACGTTCTCTATAATCTTTAACCCCAAGCTACAAGCTAAAGCCAGAGCTTCCTCCATGTTCTCAAACGGAGGTTCATACAAGGCTTTAGCGGTTCCAATCAAATCTTCCTGCAATCTACCGCTATAAACGCCACTGGGTTTACCAGCAGATAATAAAGCTGGCGGCTGAACCTTTTGCATCACCATCGCCATCTCTTCAAACAAGCCCGAAGGCGGGCTTGCCCCTTCTAAAACGGACACTTCAACCTTATCTTTTAAGGTCCGAATAGCAGTATTAGGATTGAAAACATTAATCGTCCCGCCTGGGTAAAACTCGTTTACTATATCATGCTCGCCCTCTATTATCGGGATCCTGTAGGCATAGCGGGTGTTCATAGCGTCTATCTGCGACAATATCCTTGTCTCCAGCTTTAGAACATCGTGCAGACCGTATAGTATTCCACGATATAATTCCTCTGGCTTGCCCTCATATCCCATCATGCCATAGCCTGCTGAAATGTGGATATAGGGGGTAAACCCAAAGATGTTGCGTTGCCCTTCATCCCCGAAGATAGGAACTTCGTCCAGTATGAAATTACGGCTTTCCCTGTCGATATAACTTACCCACTTGACTTTCTTAGCGGTATCGTCTTTCGGTTTCCACTTCCAATTATTTCTTTTAGCAAGATTAAAAGCCTCTGCCATTGTCATCTCATAAGACTCAATCACGTCTACTGGGAACGCACCATTATGGGCGGGGGAGGCAAAGGTATTTATCGGGTCTGGGACTTCCAATCTTATGGGGAAATGCCTTAGCTTTTGTGCCTCAAACTTCCCTTTTGAAAGCCCAGTCATGTTCACACCAAAGAAGGTGTCGTCCATATCAATTCGCAGGAATTTCTCTCCTCTCAATAATAGAAGTTTGGCAGCGTGCCTAACCTCCTGCCTATGTCTCTTTAGCCAGAAAGAAAGGAAAGCCTCAACATCAGCGTCTTTGCTTCGGTCCGCATCGTCCTTCCCACGTGGCAGCATATTAACCTTCGGAATATCAAGGGTATAACTCCCCACTCC